TCATCTGCTCCCGATCCTAAACCGTGTAGTGAATTCGTACCGCCACAAGCATGTATGTAAGTACCCGCTTCTCCCGACGTGTTTATCAACGTTCCATCCGACGCGCCTTGCCAATTAAAAGTCCAGTTATAAGTCGAGCTTTGAACCGCGTCACCCGCTGTTTTAACAAGTACATATAGTTCCGTGTCATCTGTTGTTGGTACAACGTGTTCAGCTTCAAACTCATAACGCGTGTAAGTCGCTGTCAGTAAACTATTAAAATCAACAGTAGCGGCACTTGATGTTATAGTCTGTGTATTAAGTAACGTTCTAGTACCTCCTCCAATACCTGTTAAAGCTGAACCGTCAACCGCTGGTAACTTCGCGCTCCCGTCGAGTTGTACGACGTTGTTAGCCGATGTACCGACGTTTAAAGGAGCGGCTGTTCCAATCGATGAAGAAGTTAAGTAGGTAGAACCAGCGTCTACGTCTGATACCATGCGAGAATGTGTCTGTGTTATTGCCATATATTGTGGTGGTAAGTGTATTAATGAATAACTACCCATGCTCCATTAGCATATCCGTAGAACTTATTTAATGTTGTATTATAAATCATCTCTCCGTTTGTAGGCGTACTAACAGCGTTCATTTGAGTATCTGTCAAACGAGGAAATATAACACCACCCGTAGTGGCATTTACTTCTAAAGGAGATGATGGAGTTTTTGTGTTTATGCCTACCTTACACGAATCAGTTTCTGTTTCTCCTCCTTTTATAAAAAGCGCTTCATTTAATGTACCTAAAGCATCAGTAACGAGAAAACTTAAAAAACCTCGAATTTTAGAAGCTGTCTCTCCATCACCTCCGCTTACTCCTCTTATTTCAGCAGTCGGGTAATTAGTGCCGTCAGAAGAAGTATTTTCAAGACGTAAAGTACAGAATTTATCTACTCCAGGAGAATCGTTAATAAGTAAAAGTGTACCACCTCCGCCGCCAAAAAGGGTAGTATCCGTACTTGTGCCTTTTGCCTTAATAGTAGAAGTTGCGTTACTACCTGTAGACACACTGAAAGCGGCGTCCGTACTACTTATTTTATCTGCTGTGACAGTACCGTCAGCTAAATGAGCAGTATCAATACTACCATCTACATAATGTTCTGAGTTAATACTGTCATCGGCTATCTTACTGCCATCAATTACGTCGTTAGCTAAGTGAACTCTATCAACACTGCCGTTTACTATATGCTCTGAATTAATACTAGAGTCAGCTATTTTAGTACCGTCTATAGCGTCGTTAGTTATTTGAGAGTTAGTTATCGTTCCTGTGGATACGGGAACGCTGTAACCGCGTGTTACAATGACGATATTAGCGCCTGTCGGAGGAGCAGAAGTAAACGTAATTGTATCGGTGTCCGAATTAATTGCGTAAGCAACGGTAGGTTCTTGTAATACACCATCTATAGCAACTTCGTAAAGCGTGTCACCAGTTAAATCAATCCCTGGAGAAAAGGTAAAAGCTGTTGTCGTATTATCTCCTGTAAAGGTTTCTTTACTTGGTGTGTTTGTCGATCCTGTAATTGCGTTAGTAATTTTTGTATCGAGAAAAGATTTAGTTACAGCGTCTTGAGAAAGTGTAGGATCACCAAGGTTAGTTATCTTTAATGATTGAGCGTCCCAATTTGCGCCGCCTATTTCTTTTTGAAGAGATGTAGCATTTAACTCGCCGATCTCTTCGTTTAAATAAAGATTGTGAAGGTAACTATCGTCCAAGTTCTTTTCGGTTAATACCGATCCATTGACGAAATCAACGAACGCTATGGACGCGTTTGAGTCGCGTCTAACTCGTATCTTTTGACCCACGGTAGCACCAGCGTTAAGAACGACTTTAGTGGACGGTGAAGTCACGATTGAAAATGCGGTAGAAGCAACGCCGTCTATTTCGACAACGACGTGTGCATCTTCGAGGTAAGGAAACGAAAACGCGAAGTCCGTCTGCGAAGCCGTTGCTGTGTAATCGACGTATGTATTAGGCATGATTTATTATTTCTCTATGTGTTATTGGTTAAGTAATGAAAGGACAGAAGAATGGTCTGCGCCCGCTTTATAACTGCGTTTAGCTCGTGTGACTTGTTCATAGTAATCTTCTAGTTCTGGAAACTCTTGCATGGTTTCGTCAAGTGCTTCACTTCTGTATTTAGTAAGTAAACTAGTAATTTGCTGTATACGAGGACTAGGTAATCCAGGTTCTGACTGCGATGCTAAACGTTGATAGTTTCTTGATTTAATTAAGCGTTCTAAAGATTGCCTTAATGTCTTTCCACCTATCTTCAAAGTCTGTAACTTTTCGTTACGCCTGTCGTGAGCGGTTTGACCATTAGCATTTGTATAACCTAGTAAATC